TAATGACACTTGGGCTCACATTGTTGTTGTGGTAGATTCTACAGCTAGTACGAAAAAAATGTACATAAATGGTCAAGAAGATACTGCATCTGGTGGTACAGGAGCTGGTCCTAATGGTACTATAAAAAATATAAACTCAAGTAATACTTCTAATCAATATACTGGTAGTGTTTCTAATTGGGCGTTTTGGAACTCTTCTTTATCAGCAGACAGTATATTAAGTATTTATAATGGCGGTGCTCCTAATGATTTAACTAATTTAAATCCTACACATTGGTGGAGCATGAGTAGTGATAGTTATTTTAATGGAAGTTCTTGGACATGTCCAGATTTAATAGGTTCAAATAACTTAACTGGAGTAAATGATAGTGGTCAAGAACTATTAGGTAATGGCCCAGGTTCTACAGGTAGCGGTACAGCTACAGGCATGAATATACCAGCTAACTTACAAGGCAATGCACCTAACTCTACTAAAAATGCTTTTTCAATTAATATGACAGCTGATGACAAAACATCTAGCGTACCGGATATATCATCGTAAAAAAGAAATTAAACAAGTAAATATATAAATAACAACAAGATAACAAATAACAATTAAACAATGGCAACAACTTATGCAGTAATAAACTTAGACGATACAAATGCTATTTTGTTCAGTCAAGTGAATCAGTCTTCGGCTCAAACAATGAGAAGAAACTTAGCAAACACTCAAGGGTTATTGTCTTACCAAGTTGAGCCTAGTTTTATTACTAACGGTTCATTAACTCCGGTAAGTACAATGAATCATGAAGAAGCTTTAGCTTTGATGGCAACGGCGGCTTGGACAGATCCAAATGCAGGACCTGGAGAGTAAAACAAACACAATTAAATTAAATTAAATTAAATGAAAATTAAAGAAGAACAATTAGAACAGATTAACAAACATCAAGAACAAGTTAATGGTATACTACATCAACTAGGTTATTTAGAAAGTCAGAAGCATGGCTTATTACACGAACTAGCTGGTGTCAATCAAGATATAGAGAAGTTTAAAAACTCCCTTGAAGAAGAGTATGGTCCTATTAACATTAATGTTGAAGACGGCACTTACACTAAAATTGAAGAAAAAGAAGAAGAAGTTTTAGAAGATGCCTAATGTAATTAGAAAGATCAGTATTGGATCTGATTATAAAAATGATGCCATGCATTATTCTTTAGGTCAAGAAGTTTACGGTGGTCATACTATATGCGATATAATTAACAATGAAAACGAAGGTGAGTATTCTATATACATAGAAAAAAACAATGAAGTTTTACCTTGGAAAAAATTTAATCGTAATATGGCTATAGCTGTAGAGTTTGATTTAAAGTACTAATGAAAAGTTTATATAACTTTATTATTAAACCTTATAGTGAAAGGTATGATAATGTTAGGCAAGTAGATGATAAAGAACTTATTATCAACACTGGTATTGAAGATCACAAATTTATAAGTAAAAAAGCAGTTGTTGTTTCTACTCCAGCTGCTTTTGATACAGATATAAAATGTGGAGATACAGTATATGTTCACCATAACATTTTTAGAAGATGGTATGACATGAAAGGAAAGGAAAGGAACTCTGCCACCTTTTTTAAAGATGAACTATACTTTTGCAATTTAGAGCAAATCTATATGTATAATTTAAAGACTCATTTAGACTATTGCTTTGTAAAACCTATAAAGGAAATAAACACTCTATACAACAGAAAAGAGAAAGAGTACTTTGGTATACTAAAGTATTCTAATAAGTCCTTAGAACGCGTAGGATTAAAACCTGGAGACTTAGTAGTGTTTACACCATACTCAGAATTTGAGTTTATTATCGAAGGCGAACGCCTTTATTGTATGAAATCTAATGATATAGCCGTAACCCATGAACACGAAGGAAACGAAGAAGAAAATAATCCAAGCTGGGCAAAAAGCAATTGAAGAGCTAATAAAGGTAGCAAAAGAAAAGATTGTAGACTCAGATGATGATGTTTCAGCTGACAGACTTAAAAATGCTGCCGCTACAAAAAAGCTAGCTATAATGGATGCTTTTGAGATCTTATCTAAGATCAACGAAGAGGAAGATATACTTAACGAAAAGCCTAAGGATAAAAAAGAAGAAAGAACCTTTAGAGGTTTTGCTGAAGGGAGGAGTAAGTGAGTTACGAGCAAACACTTTGGAAAGAACTAAAAGATGTAGTTAACCCTAAGTTATTATCTAAACAAAATAGATTAAAAAAATGGGGGTATGGTTATAATGCAGATTATGACTTTGTAGTTATTAGTAAAACTGGACAAATTGGACAGATCATTGAAATTCAAAACCTACGCATTGCTTTACCAAAAGCAAATGAACCATTTAAACGAAGCGAGAACAAGGCGGAGCAATACTGGGAAAAACAAGAATACCCAAAGCAATTAAGTAGAATAAAAAGTAGATTTGATTGGGAGGATTATCCAAGTGATTTTAAAGAAGAATGGTTTGATTACATAGACAATGAATTTAGAAAAAGAGACGAAGGTTATTGGTTCTATAATAATGGTGTGCCTACTTACGTTACTGGCACTCATTACATGTATTTACAATGGAGTAAAATTGACATCGGAGCGCCAGATTACAGAGAAGCAAATAGATTATTTTTTATATTCTGGGAAGCGTGCAAAGCAGATACCAGGTGTTACGGAATGTGTTACCTTAAAAACAGACGGTCTGGTTTCTCCTTTATGTCATCGGCCGAGCTTGTTAATCAAGCGACAATATCATCTGATGCTAGATTCGGTATACTATCAAAATCTGGAGCAGATGCTAAAAAAATGTTCACAGATAAAGTTGTACCAATATCCGTTAACTATCCGTTTTTCTTTAAACCGATACAAGACGGTATGGATCGTCCAAAAACCGAACTGGCATATAGAGTCCCAGCTTCAAAGCTTACTAGACGTAAATTAGATGACAACGTTAAGTTAAAAGAATTACAAGGTCTTGATACAACTATTGATTGGAAAAACACAGGTGACAATTCTTACGATGGTGAGAAATTAAAGATATTAGCACACGATGAATCAGGTAAATGGGAAAGACCGGACAATATATTAAACAATTGGCGAGTTACAAAAACTACACTAAGACTAGGGTCAAGAATCGTAGGCAAGTGTATGATGGGCTCAACTTCAAACGCATTAGATAAAGGTGGAGACAACTTCAAAAAACTATACTACGCTTCAGACGTTACAAAAAGAAATAGAAACGGACAAACTTCTAGCGGACTCTATTCTCTTTTCATCCCTATGGAATGGAACTACGAAGGATTCATGGATACTTTTGGATCACCTGTATTCGTTACGCCAAAGAATAAAACAATTGGAGCAGACAATCTCCCAATTACAGTCGGAGTAATAGAACACTGGGAAAATGAAGTTGATGGTTTAAAACAGGATCAAGACGGTTTAAATGAATACTACAGGCAGTTTCCAAGAACAGAGCAGCACGCTTTTAGAGATGAAACTAAAAATAGTTTATTTAATTTAACTAAGATATACGAGCAGATAGACTACAACGAAGAGATTAACAATACTACTACTAAAGGTAGTTTTATGTGGGAAAATGGTACTAAAGATGGTAAGGTTAAATTTGTACCTAACAAAGATGGTAGATTTAACGTATCTTGGGTTCCACCTAAAAACCTTCAAAATAGAGTGATTATAAAGAATGGTGTTAAATGTCCTGGTAATGAACACATGGGAGCTTTTGGTCTCGATAGCTACGATATATCTGGTACTGTTGATGGTAAGGGTTCTAATGGAGCTCTTCATGGACTAACCAAGTTTTCTATGGAAGATGCACCACCTAATCATTTTTTCTGTGAGTACATAGCTAGACCACAGACTGCTGAAATATTTTTTGAAGAAATACTAATGGCATTACATTTTTATGGTATGCCAATATTAGCTGAAAATAATAAACCAAGATTTTTATATTATTTAAGAAGAAGAGGTTATAGAGGTTTTAGTATGAACCGTCCTGATAAAGTATGGAATAAGCTATCGCCTACAGAAAAAGAAATTGGTGGAATACCAAACACAAGTGAAGATATTAAACAAGCTCATGCAGCTGCTATAGAATCTTATATAGAAGATCACGTTGGAAGACTTGAAACTGGCATGGGTGATATGTATCATCAAAAGACATTAGAAGACTGGTCTAGGTTTAATATAAACAATAGGACTAAACACGATGCTTCTATTAGTTCTGGTTTAGCTATTATGGCTTGCAATAAGAATAGATATGTTCCTGTTGCTAAAAGAGAAAAGAAGTCAATGCACTTAGGCATTAAAAAATATGATAACAGTGGTTATATTTCAAAAATAAATAAATGATAAATACTAATTATAACAGTTCGTTTCCTGATCAAGTTGTACCAGACGCAGAGAAAGCTACATATGAATATGGTTTACAAGTTGGTAGAGCTATTGAAGGTGAATGGTTTAGAAACGACAAAGGAGCTTATGATAGGTTTAATACTAACTACAATAATTTTCATAGACTTAGACTATACGCAAGAGGTGAACAATCAGTTCAAAAATACAAAGATGAATTATCTATAAATGGTGATTTATCATATTTAAATTTAGACTGGAAACCTGTACCAGTTATACCTAAGTTTGTAGACATCGTTGTTAACGGTATGTCACAAAGAAATTACGAGATTAAAGCTTTTGCTCAAGACCCTGAGTCTATAATGAAAAGAACAGCTTACGCTGAAGCCATACAAAGAGATATGATGCAGAAGCAATTAATTATAAACAATGTATTATCAAGTAATAAATACGATTTAACTAGAAGAAGATTAAATCATGATTTATGTGTATTAGGTATTGCTGCAGTAAAAACTGACTTTGATAGATCAGAAGGTGTTACCGTTAAATATGTAGATCCAGCTAGTTTAGTTTATTCATATACAGAAGATCCTAACTTTGAGGATATGTATTATGTAGGTGAAGTAAAAGCTATTAGTTTACCTGAACTTAAAAAACAATTTCCTTATTTAACTTCTGAAGAGTTAGCTGAAATACAAAAATACCCAGGTAATCAAAACTATACTAGAAACTGGAGCGGTAGATATGATGATAATACTGTTCAAGTATTATACTTTGAATATAAAACTTATACTAATCAAGTCTTTAAAATTAAAGAAACTGCTAATGGTTTAGAAAAAGCATTAGAAAAATCTGATAATTTTAATCCACCTGAAAGCGAAAGTTTCAAAAAAGCATTTAGATCAATAGAAGTATTATATAGTGGAGCTAAAATATTAGGTCACGAAAAAATGCTTAAATGGGAGATGGCAGAGAATATGAGCTCCTAGGTTATACAAAGGTCGCATAGAATCAATTGTAAGTAGAATAACTGGTTTTGCCGACATGATACAGCTTACTCATTTAAAACTACAACAGGTGATGTCTAGAATAGTACCTGATGGTGTTTATATGGATATAGATGGTTTAGCAGAAGTAGATCTTGGTAATGGAACTAATTACAACCCAGCTGAAGCATTGAATATGTATTTTCAAACTGGTTCTATTGTAGGTAGATCAATGACACAAGATGGTGGCATGAATCCTGGTAAAGTACCTATTCAAGAGTTAGCAACATCAAATGGTATGGGCAAAATACAAGCTCTTATTCAAACTTATGAGTATTATTTAAAAATGATAAGAGATGTAACCGGACTTAACGAAGCTAGAGATGGTACATTACCTGATAAACAATCGTTAGTAGGTTTACAAAAGCTTGCAGCTGCTAGTTCAAACGTAGCTACTAGACATATACTACAGTCTAGTTTATACTTAACTCTTAGAACTTGTGAGAATATATCATTAAGAGTTGCAGATGCTTTAGCATTTCCATTTACTAGACAATCATTAGCCTCTAGCATATCAAGGTATAATGTAGGTACATTAGATGAATTATCTAATTTAAATTTACATGACTTTGGCGTATTTTTAGAGTTAGAGCCAGATGAAGAAGAAAAGCAGGTATTAGAACAAAATATACAAATTGCTTTACAAGGTGGTCAAATAGATCTTGAAGATGCTATAGACATTAGAGAAGTTAACAACTTAAAGTTAGCTAATCAAATGTTAAAGAAAAGAAGAAAAGATAAAGCAGCTAGAGACCAACAGGCTCAACAAGCTAATATACAAGCACAGGCACAAGCTAATGCTCAGTTAGCAGAACAAACAGCTATGGCAGAAGCTCAAAAGCAACAAATACTAACTGAACAAAAACTACAGTTAGAAAAAGCTAAGTCTGACTTTGATGTTCAAAAGATGGAGAGAGAAGCTCAAGTTAAGATGCAATTGATGGAGCAAGAGTTCAATTATAACATGCAACTAGCTCAAATGCAAGGACAAGCTAAACAACAAGCTGAAGATAATAAAGAAGATCGTAAAGACGAAAGAACTAAAATACAAGCAACACAACAATCAGAATTAATAGATCAAAGAAAAAATGATTTATTACCTAAAAACTTTGAATCTGCAGGTAATGATAACCTAGGTGGATTTGGACTAGAGCAATTTACGCCTAGATAATTATTAACTATTATATTATATTATGTCAAAAGAAGAAGTCAAACAAGAAGGTGACTTTAAAATTAAAAAGAAACCTGGAAGACCTAGAAAATTAAACAAAAAAGATGAACCTATTAAAGTAGATTTATCTAAAAAAGAAGAGGAGAAAAAAGAAGATGCCGTTCAAGAGCAAACAACAGATGAAGTACTTGTTCGCGACGAATCCCCAATTAGCGAAGAAGTTTCTAAAGAAGACGTCAAAGAAACAACTGATGAACCTACCGAAAAGAAAGAAGAGGTAGTATCTCCAATACAAGAGATAACCGAAGAAGAGGTAGTAGAAAAAGTAGTTAAAGAAGAACCAGTAGCTGAAGTAAAGCAACCAGAAGTTAACTTACCAGAAAATGTAGAAAAGTTAGTTAAGTTCATGGAAGAAACTGGTGGAACTGTTGAAGACTATGTTAGATTAAATGCTGACTATTCTAATGTCGACAGTGATACTTTATTAAAAGAATTTTATAAACAGACAAAACCTCATTTAGATATGGAGGAGATTAACTTCTTATTAGAAGATAATTTCTCATATGATGAGGATATGGATGAAGAGCGAGATATAAGAAAAAAGAAACTCGCTTATAAAGAAGAAATTGCAAAAGCCAAAAGCTTTTTAGAGGAAACAAAGAGTAAATATTACGATGAGATCAAGTTGAGACCAGGCGTAACTCAAGACCAACAAAAAGCTATGGATTTTCAATAGATACAACGAAGAACAAAAAACGGTTCAAGAGCAACATAATAGGTTTAAGTCTAGTACTAAAAACTTTTTTAATCAAGAATTCAAAGGTTTTGATTTCAATATTGGTGAAAAGAGGTTTAGATATGGAGTTAGTAATACCGAAGATGTAGCAAATAGTCAATCAGATCTAACAAACCTAGTCGGGAAGTTCTTAGATAACAAAGGTGAAGTAAAAGATTTTAAGGGCTATCATAAAGCCATATACGCAGCACAGAACGCTGATACTATAGCTAATCATTTTTATGAGCAAGGCAAAGC